CCTTTAGCCCCAAACGTTTTTGAACAGCTGCATAAGTTCCGGGCATAAATTGATACGCACCAGCAGCCGCACTGGAATAACCGCCAGGAGAACTGATTACACGATCTGGATGGCGCGAAAAGTCCTTAAAACGACCGCCGCCAAACATGACATTGTAACCAGGGCCACCACCAAGGATTGTTCCTTCTGCACCAGCGATAGCTTGTTTTAAGCCAGAGAATGCGCCGGGATTTTGCCTGGCCCACTGCTCTAATAACTGACGCTCCTTGGACATTGGTGCTTCCGGTTCAATCTCCTACCCAATTTGATTCTGCCTTAAGACCGGGGATGAATACTGCTTGGAGTGCCAAAACAAGACTCAGTTTGGCAGTAAGTCGACGGACAAAATTACGGCAAAGAATCATTGGGTTAATGCAACAACACTGGCCTCCGTAGATCAAAGATCTGTTATCCGGCTGGTGGACTTACGCACAAAGTACTGCCAAGTAAATTTAGTTTACCAGGAAGTTATTTTAAACCCCGTTCAAACATGCCTTTCGTGCGAGCAGCTTCTTGCATGTTCATAAAACCACTTAAAAACTTAAGAGGATTGGCATAGGCTTCCATGGAGTTGGGTTGGAAGTCACTAAATTTTTCAGAAATACCAACTTGACTCGGAGCTTGAAAATTAATTCCGGTCAAAGGAGTTTCGAGCTGATAAGGATTAACACCTTGAGCACTTAATGCTTGAAGTCCGGTATTAAATTTGTCTGTAAACTCCATATTGCCAGCAGCTTTTTGCAATCCCGCAAAAGGAGTTTGTGCAGTGAATGCACTTACCGCTTCTTCGTAACCAATCTGACCAGGTTTTAATTTCTGTGCAAGTTGAGGATTGGTTGTCGCCCAGATTTGCAAACCAATCTTTTCTTTTTCTTCTGGACTACCAGCGGCATTATACGCTTTGGTTAAGTCTGCGACTTGGTATTTTTTAGCCAGAGGATCTTGAGCTGCCATTTGAGCAACCCTTTGCTTTTCGGCTTCGTATGTACGGTCAGAAGGAGCGGCAGTCATGTTATTTAAAATAGAAGGTGGAGGAAGGTCTGGGGCAGGAGGGGGTGTTGAATCAACAGGCAAAGTCCAACGTTTTTGTTGCAATCCTGGAACGTCACGACCGGTAACATCTCCCCTGGAAGAAGCACCGGTAGCAGCTGCTGCAGATGTATTTGGAATAAAAGGTGCTGCTAAAAAACCAAGTGGTGATGCGAACTCCAATACTCCACCAAGACCTTTTTTCTCTTGTTCGCGAGCAAAGTTCATTAAAGGACGTTCAATTGGATCAGGTACAATTGAACTTACAAAACGATCAAGAGCGTTTCCTGGAGCTGCCGGAGACTGTTGATTAAGTGCTTGCCTGACTGCCTCGGTCGACCCAACAGCCGTTAATGCTCCGGCTGCTTGCATGGGCCTGGTTCTAGCAATAATATTCAATCTTGCCGGAAGACTTCCTGCAACAACTGCTTTTCTTACTTGAGGGCCAGCGGCGCGGGAAGCTCGAATTAAATCACGAGTTATGAAATCATCGACCACTCCGACTGCACGGCGCCCTTGATTAAACAAAAAAGAAAGTGGGTTCATTACCGCCAGCTCACTTGAAGATAAAGACGAGAACCCACTGCAGTGTCAGCAGGACCAGGTAAAGATTGAATAAATTCCGCACCTGAGCGCTCATAACGATAACGAGCCTGGAAAGGATCTTTGTAGTTAGGAACGTAAAGAATATTGGCAAGACGATTTGTTTCGTAAAGATAAATTTCGTCCCATACTTTTAACGCTTCTTTGGCATTGCTGGAGCGGATCGTACGATCTACGTCACCTGCAATACTTTCAAGACGCGTAGAAGGAGAAGTCGCAACTTCTGTTTTCTTTTCAGCAGTATCACAACGACCGATTTGAATAGTAATCTTGTCGTAAAAGTATGAATCCGGAATGGTATTCATACTTTCTTCAAGACGAGCATAGTCACCTGCGGGCACTGAAACAGTGAAATACCCCAGGTGATACCTGACTCTACTTTTGTCAAAGTCAGATAACTGCACTTTGTTCTCTCGGTATGTTTTTAATTATAAAACTAAGTAATCAGGCAAATTGATTCATAACACTTGGATCTAAAACCATGCCTTCATACGGATTGCTTGCCATTAATTGATCAAAAACAGAAAGCCGACGTTGAGTAGCTTGTTGCAAGGCCCGTGACAATAAAGAATCTCTCAAAGAACGTTCTGCATCTTGTTTGAATAAATCTTTGAGTAATGTAGCAATGGCACCTTCATTGTCACGTTCGCCAGTACCTTCTGGTGCAGGTAGTGCAGGAGCTGCTGGAACTTCCATGGAACCAACTGCTTGTTCTTTTGGTAATTGAGAAAGATGTAACGTATCAAGACGGTACCGACCACTTGGATCTAACAAGCTGCTCATGTTGCCTGCTGCCCCAGCATTGGCCATGGGTGTGACTTTACCACCTCCCTTAAACGCAAGTTGGGTGCCAGCAGGAAGTCCATAATCTTCGCCCTCATGCATTCTTTGGCCTCCAAGGACTGGATGCTCGCGCATGCCATGGGGGCTAGTCATTGGAGCATTTTTATTTAATACGAACTGACCACCGGACTGTCCGTATAACTGCTGCCAATTTTTTTGACCTGGTAATTGAAAATAAATATTTTGCCCAAGATCACTCCTTGCCCATGACAAAGGAATTCTTTTTTTCTGCTGAGTGTCATAAACACGAAAATCAACATGGGCGCCAGTAGATCTGCCAGTACTACCAACTACACCAATGGGAATCCAGGCCATGTCTTTTTCTTTTTATTTTAAAACTAAAAAACCCCCGGTTTCCCAGGGGCTTTAGCAGAGAGATGAAATCAGACTCGAATTAGATTGTCTGCAAGAATTGCATCCCAATCAACTCGTTTAATCTGTTTTAACTGCTCAAGATTATTAAAACGTTCACCCGATAAGGACATCTGAAGGTCTTTAATGTCTCGAGCAGTTTTGAGGCCAATACCTTTGATATGATCAGCAATCATTTGAGCAGTGGCACTGTTGATATTCAAACGAGTATCAGGAGGAAAAGAACGAGGTTCTTCTTTCGAAGCCTTGTCCTTTACCTGTAGCGCCTTTACTTTTTTGGTTGCTTCTTCATCAGGAACAAGCTCGGTTTTGTAGGCGGTGTAGACACGCTCGTCCTGGTCTTGAACCATGAACCATTCGCCGTCATCCCACTCGCCTACAATTTTTACCCGAGCACCTGTCTTTTTGTGTTGATAAAGAAGCGCTTGATTGGACATAGGACCAGGTTTTATCTGGTCCTAGTTTAACTCAATCAGCTGACAGTGCGACCAAGAAGGTAACCGTCGATGTCTTCGTAACCAGGAGCCACATCAGGCTGGATGTAGCACACTTCCGTAACCAGGTAACCGGTACGGCCAGCAGCTGAATCAGCGTTAGAGATGTACACACCACCGGAGACGGAGGTAGCAGTAGTCGACTCGCGAGCAAACACCTTGAAGGTGGTGGCGGAATCAACTTTCTTATAGATGCCGGAAGCATCCACACCAGCAGCGCCGGTAGCAGTCAGGAACGGGGTCGAACCATAAGCAGCCGAACCACCAGCGAAGTAAATCTTGGTGGCAGCATCACCAGAGGTGGTGGAAGTCAGGTTGGCCTGAGCAATGGGTTCGCCAGCGCCGGTTTCGGCAACAGGGCCACTGGAATCACGGCAGAAGGTGATGACGTTACCGGTGGAAGCATACACACCCGAAGCGGCACGGCCATCGCCCCAGCCCGAAGCAACGCTCAGGGTGGCACGATAAACGAACGCAGGGAGGGCAGAGCTACCAGAGATCACCATGCCGGTGATGTCGGGGCGGGTGTCGTCCTGGCGGTAAGGCGAAGGAACGATCACGTTCATGGTTTGACCCTTGGCGGCAGCATCGCCAGAAGCCCAGGTCACAGGAACGTAACCACGCTGCTGAAAATAGCGATAACCAGGGACAGCAAGGACGGAAGTAGGGCCGCCCTTGGAACCATCATTGCTACCGCTGTCGTCGGTATCAATGTTTTTATACCAGCCATTCAGGGGTTCAGCCCAGTTGCCGGGATAAATTTTCTTAGCAGACAAATAAGTCATTTATTTTTCCTTTGTTGTGTTTATGTTATTTATCAGACGCTACCGTCATCAGACACAAAGCTGTAGGCGGTGGTCACGAAGTCCTTGTTCAGGATCTCGAAGCCAGCGTACAGTTGCCAGATGAGGATGATGAAACGGCTGAAGTCGTCGTTGTTGTTGATCAGCACCTGAGCGTTCGGACCGCCGATACCAACGCCAATGGCTTGAGGACCGAAGAAGAAACCTTGGGCAACTTCTTGGTTGGCATAAGGGGCAGCGCCGGTGAAAGAAGCCGAAACGTTCTTGGTCGGGAAGTTGGTCGACTCGAAGAACTTAACGCCTTCAAACTGAACACCAGTCGGCATGACGGGTTCACCAGCCAGGAAATAAGCCTGACCAGCTTGGGGACCCATGTAGAAGCTGGCGTTGTTAGGCATCATGGGGTTGCCCATGTACATGCCTTGGCCAGGATTGCCAGCGTAACGAGCAATTTCACGGAAGTCGGGATCACGACGCAGGTGCATCATGAAGGTGGGATCGCAGATGCAACGATACAGACCATCAGCGAAGGTAGGAACGTTACGCTTGCGCAGATCCTTGACAACAGTCAGAAGGTCGGTACGCACCGAGAACTGCTGCACATCAGCGGTGTACTCAGCGGAGCTGTAAGTAACTTGGCTGGAAGAGTTCTTGGCTTTGTTACCAGGGAAGTAGTAACCACCTTGGGTGCTGGAAGCTTGACCATTGGCATCAGCTTTGGCCAGTTCGTCAATGAAGACGCGGTCACGCCAACGGCGATAGTCATCAAGCAGCGTCAGGCTACCGATCGACTGGTGGAACATATTCAGGTTGCCGGTGTCCAGCAGCAGACGCTGGGC